TTTATCAAGGTGGATTGAAGCCAGCTGACATACGACAAAAACTCAACTCTGGTGCAGTAAAGCCAGCAGAGCTAGAAGTAATTGGCCGCATGGGCGGGCACACATTTGTCATGGATGACGGTGACATTAACGGAAGAAATCAACTGTTCCGCCTGCGTAGCGCCAAAGGTCATCAGTTCATGATGAATGACTCTAACAATTTTATCTATCTTATTCATGCCAACGGACAAACTTGGATTGAGTTAGGACAAGAAGGTACCATTGATGTCTACAGCACAAACTCAGTAAATGTGCGCAGTCAAGGCGATGTTAACATTCATGCTGATCAAGACATCAACATGTACGCTGGGAGAAATTTTAACATCAAAGCCAAAAACAACTTCACTGTTGAAGCTGGAGTAAGTGCATCAATCACAGCACAAGCTGATTTAAAGTTATACAGCAAAGCCACAATTGGTGTAAAGGCTGACGGAACATTGGCTTTGGAAAGTGCCAGCGGAAGTTGGGCTGCCGGCAGCAGTCTTGTTGTATCGGCTGGCGGAATTGACTTAAATGGTCCTGCTGCTCCAGCAGTAGATGTACCTAAAGAATTAGAAAAAATCTTGCTAGATTCAACCACATTTAGTACATCAAAAGGATGGGAAGTTGAAAAAGACAAATTAGAAACTATTGTGCCTAGAGCACCCACACACGAACCCTGGCCTTACCACAATGCTGGAGTTGCGTCTGAATTGGACTTTGAAGAAGGCCAGCCTGATCCGCCGCCGGGTGCTGAACCTGTTCCAGCCGGAGTAGAGATTGTGAAAACAGCATGAGTGAATTTAAATTTTCCTTAGATTCACTTTCTTCTAAAACTATAGGAGAAGTGTTTACAGTTAAGGCTCCTCCGGGCATGACGTTTGATCAAGCCAAAGCTATCTTTGACAAACAAGCAAGTACAGGAAGTCTAACCGGTTTAAAAGTTGGAGATGCTTTAAGTGCAGCCACCCAAGCAACACAAGGATTGTCGTCCGCCGCAGCCAGTTTGTCACAAGCTGCCAGTGGCATTGGTGGCACAGTGTCAGGAGCATTGCAAGGTGCATTAAAAAATATTCCTGGCGGTGTGGCTGGTGCTGCTTCAGGTATTGCAAACAGACTCACTGGTGGCCTTGGTGCACCAGGAATTTTACAAGCAGCTTCAGCATTACCGAGCAGCATTGCCGGCGCAGTAAACTCAGGTATAAGCGTAGCCAAACAAACACTTGGCGGTATACAAAGTGCCGCAGCTGGAGCATTGGCTCCTACTGCACCAATTGGTATACCAGATTTTGCCAAGCAAATGCCGGCGCTGGGAAGCATTAGCAATTTATCAGTAAGCGATGTAACTGCCAGTTTGGCGTCTGCATCTCGATCAATAGGACAAGTGGCCAATCAAGTTAGTAATTCTATAGGCGTTGGAAAATTTGGGTTTGACGGGTCTCAACTGGAAGCTGCTGGCGTGATCAAACCTGGCACAGTATCACAATTTTTATCCAGTGGCGCCAACACATTGACTAGTGTTTTAAAAAGTCCCACGGTGTTTACAGGCAAGGCTGGCATTACCAGCCTAAAAGATTTGTTAGGATCATTGCCAAAACAAGAAACCATACAACAAGAATTAATGAGCAATGGTCTGACCGCAGTAAAAGCACTGGGCATTCCTACAGACAAACTCAGCATCGGTGCTCTAGCAGGCACAGCATTAAATGCAGCCAAAAGTATACCAAATACCATGGACTGGGCCCAAGGAAAAGCACTTGCTAGTGATGTTAAAACTGCACTAAATGAAACAGCACGAAATGCAAGTTTTGCTGTAGATTTTTCAGCAACCAAAGTCGACGATGCAATGAAACAGTTGGCTCTAGGAGAGCCAGTGTTTGACACAGTGAACAGAGTCACACTAAATGCTGCCGCAGTTAGAGTAACTGGTAACCCAAAAATACCCCCGGTGGAATACAATAACACACCACCAAAAATTACAACATCTGAGCTGGGAATTGAATTTGGTATTGCTGTTGAACAGACCAATGCTATTCTTGATCAATCACTCATTACTCTCAGCAAGAGTGATGCAAAACGAGCTAGGTTAAATAGTTACGGAAAAGACATTGCAGACCTTGAATCTTATATCAATGACTATAATGCTGTTGATGGAAGATTACAAGGACTCCTTCGCCAGGCCAAACTAGCAAATGATTCAGCCCTTGTGGCCAAAATTGAAAAAGAACAACGTAGAATTGCAGAAGCAATCAAGGTAACCGAAAGCGCAATTGATGTGCTTAGACAGAACCTTGCTTGAGCCGATAAATATTAATCATGACCACATTCATCGGCTTCAATACCATTAACCAATATAAAAAATTTACCTTGGTTGACTTTGAGTTAATCAAACGAGATCTGTTGAATGCGTTCAACATACGGCAAGGAGAATTGCCTGGTCGTCCGCAGTACGGCACCGTGATGTGGGACTATGTTTTTGAAAATCAAATCACTGAACTGCAACGCAATATTGAAACAGAAGTGCAACGTGTGTGCGGTGGCGATCCAAGAATACAAGTTACGCAAATGGCAGTGTTTCCTCAAGACAACGGGTTTCTAATACAGTTAGAAATAGCAGTATTGCCAGGAACTGATGCTGAATTTTTAAGTGTGTTCTTTGATAATCAACAACGCAGAGCCAGCTACGTATAACTGAGCCGTTTTTTCTGGTAATAAATACAAGATCTAAAGGCAAAGAGGCATGGCAAAGACCACAAGACAAACAGCAATATTTGGTGTAGAAGACTGGAAACAGATCTATCAAACCTATCGTGAAGCTGATTTTCAAAGTTATGACTTTGAAACTCTACGCAAAAGTTTCATTGATTACATACGCCTCTACTACCCAGAAACTTTCAACGACTACATTGAAAGTTCAGAATTCATTGCTTTACTAGATGTAATTGCATTCATGGGCCAAGCCCTGGCTTTCCGCACAGATTTAAACACCAGAGAAAACTATTTAGACACAGCAGAACGCAGAGATTCAGTTGTGCGCTTGGCCAATTTGGTCAGCTATACAGCCAAACGCAATACTGCGGCTCAAGGATATCTCAAAGTATTCAATGTTACCACAACTGAAAACGTAATTGACTATAACGGAGTCAACTTGAGCAATGTTACTGTGGACTGGGCCGATCCAACAAACCCAGACTGGCAAGAACAATTTACCACTATCATCAATGCTGCTCTAGTAGACAGCCAACGCATAGGTCGTCCGGGCAATAGACAAACCATATTGGGTGTGCGTACAGACGAGTATGCTATTAATCTTGTGCCAGGATTCTTGCCAGTCATTCCGTATAACGCCACAGTGGACGGAATTTCAATGCCGTTTGAAGCAATAACTTCAACCAGTGTTGGTCGTGATTATATCTACGAGCCACCACCACAACCAAATACCAGTTTCAATGTGTTGTATCGCAATGACCAACTGGGTTTTCAATCTGCCAACACTGGATACTTTTTTGCATTCAAGCAAGGCACGCTACAAAATCAAGACTTTAACTTGGCCGAGCGCATTGCCAACCGCACAGTAAACATCAACATCGAAGGCGTAAACAACGAAGATCGTTGGTTGTTTCAACTTGACAACGTGGGAAGTATCAGCCGTGAATGGCAATACACAGAAAATATCTACGTTGGTGCAGCTGAACAACTGACTGGCCTACGATCAATCTATTCCACAACCAGCAGAACAAACGATCAACTTACCATGATATTTGGAGATGGAGTGTTTTCGGAAATTCCAGTAGGAATTTTCCGTGCCTATGTACGCAGTTCCAATGGATTGCAGTACATTATCAATCCTGAAGAAATGCAAAATGTAGTTTTGCCTATCAGTTATACTGACCGCAACGGCAATTTGCAAACTATCACATTTACTTGTGGTATTACTCGTCCGGTATCTAATGCACAGGCTCGCGAGCCAATTGATGAAATCAAACAACGTGCGCCTGCTAGGTACTACACACAAAATCGCATGGTCAATGGTGAAGACTACAACTTGTTTCCTTACACACAGTACAATTCAATTATCAAATCTAAAGCATTGAATCGTGCGTCAATTGGCACTAGTCGATATCTTGACTTGGTTGATAACACTGGCAAATACAGTTCAACCAACAGTTTTGGTAGTGACGGAGGATTGTGGCAACAAAATATTTTACCAACTGTTTTGTTCAGTTGGACCAACCGCAACGAAATTGCTGATGTAATTACCAATCAGGTGCAACCACAGTTGACTGAAAGTACAATGCGTCAGTTTTACTATGGAAATTTTCCAAGAAAGTTAATCAACACTTTAGATATCATTTGCACGACCACAACAATTACAACCAATACAATTGCCTGTTCTACTGCTGCATTTTTTGATTATGCCTATGTTGGCATGCCAATCACATTCTCGGGCACAGTGTTTGGTGGCATTACCGCCGACTTGCCTTATTATGTGGTCAGCATAAATTCAGTCAACAGTACATTTACTGTAAGCACCACAGCTGGTGGATCGGCAGTGACATTAAGCTCGGCGTCAGGCTCAATGAGTGCAGTTACTACTTTGAGTACAGGCGGAAGCACCTGGCACCAAAGCACTACATTGGCCAATGAAACCACTGGATACTTTGAAAACAACGCAGGCACGCCCATTGCAGTGGGAGATGAATCTACAACCAATTTCTTGTACGCTATTGTTGGTAGTTTAGTACGTTTTGTTCCGCCACCGGGTTACTTTTTTGATAAAAACAACAAACTGCAATTGGGCATTCCAACCAAAGCAGAAGAGCGTGTGGAAATTTGGGCCAGCCCCATACGAGTAACTGGCGATGGTATGAACTCAGGATTGGGTAATTTAACCAATGGGTCAGGGCCAGTCATACTCAATAACTTTGTTCCTACTGGTGCTATAGTAGACACTATTATTCCGTTATTTGTTACAGACTTGCCACTGTCGATTGAATCTGCAATGAGTGATCAAATTGCACTGTTTCGTAATTTTGGCCTGGGCTACGACAATGACGGCGCCATTACAGGTACTCCGTACTCGTGGTATTTGATTCAATCTACCAATCTGGACCAAGACGCTGCCTGGAGTCAAGAGTACGCTGGTAATACCAGCGGTGCCAGTCTAGACTCTTCATGGCTGATCCAGTTTGTGGTTCAAAATCAAAATTACACAATTACATTCCGTGGACTTGCATACAACTTTGGATCAGTGTTGCAAACAAGATTCTTCTTCTACGATGGTGCGCAAATCTATGACAGCCGTACTGGCACAGTGATCAAAGATTTTATCAATGTGTTAGCAGTCAACACCCAACCAAACTCCAGTGAACCACTCGAAGGAGATATTTACATGACCATTACTGGTCAGCCAGTCGAAAGCGATGGATATGTAGATGACTTCCAGGTGCTGGTAGGATACAGAGACTCAGACAATGATGGCGTGCCAGACAACCCAGACTTCTTTAGTGAAATAGTAGGACCAGCTGGAACTACAGGACCTTATGTGTTCTTGCAACAAACTGTGGACTTTGACAACCTACAGCGTTATTTGTTGGTAGACGAAGGCGTGGTAATTTACAGTTATGCTACACTTGATGAAATTGAATTGGTAAAAACTGAATGGTCTTCAGGACAGGTATTTTATGCCTACAGCGAAGCTGCATTTTATCAACTGAGTTTGACAGTGACTGGAGTGTTAGAACTTAACGCAGTCACAGGATGGATTGCAAGAGCCGGACGACAAAGTTTGTACTATCAGTACAGACACAACAGTCCGTTGACCAGTAGAATTGATCCAGGAACTACCAACATCATTGACTTGTATGTGGTCACTTTGAGCTATTATAATGCCTACCAGAACTGGTTGAAAGACACTACTGGCACAGTTACTGAACCTGAACAACCAACTATTGATGATCTAAGCACAGAATATCAACGATTACAAGATTACAAAATGGTGTCTGACAACATTGTGGTCAACTCAGTGAATTTTAAACCGCTGTTTGGACTCAAGGCCGCAACCACATTGCGTGCTACTATCAAAGTGATACGAGCACAAAATTCAACAGCATCAACTTCTGAAATCAAAAGCTCAGTACTAGCAGAAATGAACAGTTATTTTTCAATTGACAAATGGAACTTTGGTGACACATTCTATTTCTCTGAACTTGCTGCTTACTTGCATCGACAACTTGGTACAATTATCAGTTCTGTAGTGTTGGTTCCATTGGATCCACAAAAGAGCTTTGGTGACTTGTATGAAATTCGTTCTCAACCCAATGAGATTTTTGCCAATGCCGCAACCATCGATAACATTGATGTGATTGAAGCATTGACCAGTACTAACCTGCGCACAGCAGCAGGCAGCGGAGTAATTTAATGGCACGAGTACGCTCAGTAGACTTTCTTCCGCAAATTTTTCAAACTGAAACTAACAAACAGTTTTTAGCGGCCACACTTGACCAACTGATTCAAGAACCTAAATTTAAAAAGACACAAGGTTTCATTGGTCGCACAGTTGGTCCGGGTGTAAACCCCAACGACAAGTATGTGGTAGAGCCAACAAAAACACGCAGTGATTATCAACTGGAACCAGGAGTGGTCAGTTTAGATCCTGCTGATACCACAACAATTAAAAATATCATTACCTATCCAGGTATGCTTGATGCATTGGAGTTCCAAGGATCACCAACGCAACGACCAGACAGATTGTTCTCAAGTGATTATTACACTTGGGATCCGTTTATCAATTTTGATACATTTGTAAACTTCTCTCAGTATTTTTGGTTACCCAATGGGCCCAATGCAGTAGACGTTGCTGCCACAGGCGTGCCTGTAACAGACGACTTTGAAGTCACAAGAGCCAACGGCGTTTATACATTTTCTGGAATACCCGGCGAGAACCCAACCATTGAAGTGGTACGTGGCGGCAGCTATACGTTTCAGGTAGCACAGAACTCCACAGAAACTGTAAACTACCGTGTTGGAAACTCTGGTATTTCTGCATACACCATTGACTTCCTTAACAACCCCACACTGACGCTGGCTCGCGGAAACACCTATGTGTTCAATTTGAACTTGCAAGGCGACTTCCCGTTCTGGATCAAGACTGAACAGACATTGGGGTCAGCCAATCCTTACAACGATGGTGTCAGTCGCAATGGATCAAACTTTGGCCTTGTGACATTTACCGTGCCAAGAAATGCACCAGACACATTGTACTATGTGAGTGGCACACAAACCAACATGCGCGGCACGTTGAATATTGTAGACGGAGTACCCGGCACTGGCCCAGGATTTTGGATACAAACAAATCCAGGCGTGTCTGGCAAAATTCCTGCTACACCAAACATCAGCTCACGTGATGTTTTTGGTGTGACCAACAATGGCGAAGATCTTGGCACGGTGATTTTTAATGTGCCTACAAAAACAGCTCAGAGTTTTTATTACAATTTGCCAGTGTTCAGTCAAACAGTTGATTTGCTTACAGAACTTCAGTTTGAACAAATTAACAATCAACCTCTAGACACGTTTATTGAGACCTACGGCGGCATTGACGGAATAACCAGCCTCAACAACAGAACTTTAATTTTTACAAATTCAAACACTGATGCCGAAAGTGGAGGCTGGATTCGAACCAGTTTCTATGACCCACTGGATGCAGGGACTGTCAATAACGGATTGATTGGCAGCTTTGACACTGAACCATTTTCGTATACAGTAGAAATTGCACCAGAAGACAGATATCAACTTTGGCAAATCAATTATGTAGTCAGTGACGGAATTACCTATCTTAGATTGTCTAGAATAGCTACCATTGACAATTTGAACAAATGGACCATTAGATATGGCACTGTGTACAGCAGTACTAACTGGTACAAAGATGCCGCAGGCGAATTTAGACAAATTCCTCTGCTGACAGCGTTGCTAAACACCTTGTACTATCAAGATGGTACTGACCCAGAAATTTTTGGTACAATCAAACTGTTAGATGAAACAGAAAGTTCTACACTGTTCATTGATGATATTTTAGGACAAAAAAATTACACCAGCCCCAATGGTGTATCGTTTACCAACGGACTAAAAATAGTTTTTCGGGGCGATGTTATTCCAGCAAGTTACAGTAGTGGAACTATATCTTTTGTTTGCACATCTACCAACGCTGGGTTCAACACAATTAGCACAGCAACCACAGAAGATTTGTATGTTGGCCAACGTATAGTGTTTACTGGCACAGTGATTGGAGGACTAGTTGCTGGACAATCCTATTACGTTCAGAGCATTGTAAACTCATTTCAATTTACTGTGTCAAGTGTAGTTGATGGTAGTGCTGTGACATTGACCACAGCCACAGCTGACATGAATGCCACTGCTATCAACTATCGTGAATATTATGTGGCTGGTGTAGGAACTGCTATTGAGCTGTTGCCTGTTACAAATTTTGTCACTCCAGAATCTTATGTAATCAATGACAATGATTCTAGTTTGCCAGTGCCTGAAGAATTAGATTATTTCACCATTGATCGTGCAAGTCAAGACCTCAATCCTTGGACACGGTCAAACCGTTGGTTCCACATTGATGTAATCAATGCCACGGCTGCTTATAACAATACTGTGGCTACACTAGACAACAACTATCGTGGCAAACGTCCAATTATTCAATTCCGTCCAGATATTCGACTGTTCAACATGGGTACTCAGGGCAAACAACCTGTGGATATAATTGATCAGTCTGAAACAGATGCATTCTCTAACATTCAAGGATCAACTGGCTACTCAGTAGACGGATATACTTTTACCAATGGTACCAGAGTTATTTTTGCTGCTGACGAAGATCCAGATGTAAGAGACAAAATTTTTGTAGTAGAATTCATTGTGCCTGACACAGTGCCGCCACTGATTGCACAACCTATTATCAATCTCACACTGGCATCAGATGGCGAAGTATCAACTGACCAGTCTACACTGTGCCTATCAGGTGATACTTTGCAAGGATTGACTTTCTGGTATGACGGAGCTGCCTGGATTGAGGCGCAACAAAAAACTGGTGTTCAACAGGCACCGTTGTTTGATGTATATGACGCCGATCAAGTTAGTTTCGGTAATCAAGCAAAATATCCCAGCTCAGACTTCATTGGTAGCAAACTATTCAGTTATGCAATTGGCGACACAAGAATACTTGATACAGTTTTAAAAATTCCATTACGGTATCTCAGTATCTCCAATGTGGGAGATATTGTGTTTGACAACAACCTCTACAAAGATACATTTGTATACACTAGAGATAACGTATCAGTAACTATCGCCATTAGCTCTGGTAGTGCTAGAGAATATGCTGACAGAACAGCATACACAAGATTAATTGGGTGGCAGAATGCAATCACTACCATTCAAATGTATCAACAATTTAAGTTTACTTACAACACTGGAATATTAAAATTGGATGTGCCAGTTATTGATCAAACTGGCAGTTTTGTACCAGTGGTTAAAGTTTATGTTGGTAGTGTGTTCCAAGATCCTACCAAATACACTTACGTTATAAGTGGCAACAATACTACCATTACATTACTCAACACTTATGTGGTGGGTGACATTATTGAAGTTTTGGTGTTAAGCGATCAAATTAGTGCTGCGGCCTTTTATCAAGTTCCATCTAACCTGCAGAACAACCCGCTCAATGCCAACAGTACCAGCTTTACGCTAGGAACCATACGTCAAAACTACGAAAGTATTTGCGAAAATTTACCAGGCATCCAAGGTGCTATTGCCGGCGCCAACAACACTAGGGACCTTGGCGACATCATTCCTTATGGATTAACTATCCTACAACAAAGTGCTCCAATGACTTTGGCTGGATATTTCTTGCGCAGTGAGCAATACAATATTTTTAATGCGTTAACCTACAACAGTAGAGAATACACTAAGTTTAAAAGTATCATGCTGGACAATGTAACTCAGCAAGAAATTAATTTTCAAACTACTGCTCAAATCCTAGACACTGCCATTGAAGAACTCAATGCTGGCAAAGTAGAAACACAACCATTCTACTGGTCAGACATGTTGCCATCGGGTGCGGTGTATACTGAAAACACATACACTGTGAGTTTTATTACGTCTAGCGTGTTTGATACTGTTCAGGTATACAATTACACATCTGCAAATTATTTGGGCCTGGATGTATATCTTAATAATCGTTTGCTCACTCGTGATTTAGAATATACTGTGGCCACAGATGGTCCTCGTGTGACCATCTTGGTCACGCTGTCAGTGGGCGATCAAATTGCCATTAGAGAATACACCGCCACTTATGGTAACTTTGTGCCAAACACTCCTACCAAACTTGGTTTGTACCCTGCTTTTAGACCAAGAATTACAGTTCAACAAACCAGCACAGGCGAACAAACAGTACTGATTGGGCACGATGGATCAGTCACAAAAACATTTGATGACATTAGAGATGATGTGTTGTTGGAATTTGAAACAAGAATTTTCAACAATCTAAAATTAGACGGAAATCCAGTTCCTCTGGTAGCCGCTGATGTTATTCCGGGCCAGTTTAGAGACACTGGGTTTTCTTACAGTGAAGTCAACAACATTTTGTCACAAGACTTTCTCAGTTGGGTGGCCTGGAACAAACTTGACTACACCGCACAAGACTATCAAGCTAACAATGAGTTTACATGGAACTATAGCGAAGCCCAAAACAAACTCAACAATGATTATTTGTTAGGAGCCTGGCGAGGAATTTATCGTTACTTCTACGATACTCAACAGCCAGAATACACACCCTGGGAAATGCTAGGACTCAGCGTCAAACCCAACTGGTGGGACGACACCTATGGACCTGCACCTTACACTGAAGGTAACTTGGTGCTGTGGGATGACATGGAAGCTGGTTATGTTAGAGACCCAGTTGCACCTTATTATCTTTCAAAATATGCAAGACCAGGACTGACATCAGTTATTCCCACAGGCAGTGAAGGAGCATTACTAAGTCCATTTGATTCGGTAGTGGGAACTTGGGACGCAGGACAATTCCGTAAGAACTGGAGCATTGGTGACGGCGGCCCAGTTGAAGCCTCGTGGTGGAATTCAAGTTCATATCCGTTTGCAGTCATGCGTTTGTTGGCTTTGACACAACCAGCCAAGTTCTTTGCATTGTTTGCTGATCGTGATTTGTATCGCTATCAAGAAGAATTTCAACAATATCTATATGATGGACGATATAGACTAGATGCTAATGGTATTGAAATATACGGCAATGGTGTAAGCAAAGCCAGTTACATTGACTGGATCGTGGACTACAACAGACAATCAGGTATAGATTCAACTGAAGATTTAACTGCTGACTTAGCCAACCTTGACGTGCGGTTGTGTTATCGCATGGCCAGTTTCTCAGACAAAAAATACATCAAACTTTACACTGAAAAAAGCAGCCCAGCCAGCACCAACACCAGCTTTTTGATTCCTGACGAAAGTTACAATTTATTACTGTACAAAAACCAACCATTTGATCGAGCCAGCTACAGTTCAGTATTGGTTCAAACAGTGCCAGGCGGCTATGCAGTATTCGGTTACAGCACCACACAGCCTTATTTTAGCATATTGCAAAGTCAAAACTCGGGTCAATTGCGCACCATAACTGTACTTGACACCAGAATTCAAGTGCCAACATCTTATACCAATACTGTGGTACAAGTTCCGTATGGATTTATATTTGATACCAAAACAGCAGTAGTTGACTTTTTGTTAAGCCTGGGCCAATATTTAGAAACTCAAGGTCTTACTTTTACAAACAGAGCCAATGGTTATGAGCTTGACTGGAATCAAATGGCCAATGAATTTTTGTACTGGGCAGCACAAGGCTGGAGCGATGATGCATTGATTGCGTTAAACCCACTGGCATTCCGACTTAGTGTTACCAAGGAACAAGCAGTTGTTGACTCGATTCAAGCACAAACTAGTGAAAATATTCTACTGGATCAGAATCGTAGAGAGTTACCCACACGACAATTGAACATTGTTCGTATTGACAACACATTCAGCGTTGAGCCATTAGCTGATCAAACTCTGAGTTTTATTGACATCAAATATACATCTTACGAACACATGATTGTGTTGGATAATGCAAGTGTGTTTGGAGACTTGATATATGATCCAGTGACTGGTGCAAGACAAAATCGACTGAACTTGGTATCTGCTACTTCTACTGAGTGGAATGGTGCTGTGGACGCACAAGGATTTATTCTCAACCAAGACAATGTGGAAGAATGGCAAAATTATAAAATTTACAGCAAAGGCACCATTGTCAAATACAAAGGCACGTATTGGAGTGCTATGACAATTGTTCAGCCTAGCGAGACATTTGACTATAACGAATGGGTACAAAGTGATTACTCTCATATTGAATTGGGTCTGTTGCCCAATCTTGCAAACAAAGCCAATCAATTGGCCAACAGTTATGACATTAATGCTGCCAACTTGGAAAATGACAATGATCTATTGAGCTATGGCCTTATTGGCTTTAGACCTCGACAATACATGGCAGCATTGAATTTAGATGATGTGAGTCAAGTGAACATCTATCGACAGTTCTTGGACTCCAAAGGTACTATCCTTAGTGCAGAATTGTTTAGTCAGGCAGTGTTAGGAAAAGAAACAGGCGACTATAACATTTATGAAAACTGGGCAGTACAACGTGCAGTATACGGAGCCAATGCCAATCGCAGTTATTTTGAATTGCGATTGAATCGTGCGCTACTGGATGCCAGCCCAAGTTTGGTTCAGGTAATATTGCCTTTGGAATCCAGCAAAGCCGATCAAACTGTTTTGTTGGAAAATGTGTGGAAAGAAAGTTTTAAACTTACTTCACCTAACATTCTTCCAACAACAACTGAATTGCCAACAGATACTGCGCTGCCATCAGCTGGATATGTAAATCTTGACGATGCTGACATTACAGCATTTGACATTGATGATCCTGCCAGCCTTGAAGCCAACATTAATAACATCAATGTGGGTACAAGTATTTGGGTTGCCAAAGTCAATGACTACGATTGGAACATTTACCGAGCTGAATCAGTGCCAGGTACAATCAGTCACGTGTGCGATAACTTGAATAACACCAGCCGTGTGATTTTTACTGCTGACCACGGACTTGTTGCTGGCAATAGAATTATTATCAGATTCTTTGATACAGAAGTTGATGGTGTGTATGATGTGTTGTCTGTTGTTAATTTGAACACAATAAACATTGCTTTTAGATTTTTAAGCAATCGAACAGTAGTTAACGGCACTGGCCTAGCGTTTACTTTAAAAACCATGAGAGTAAGTCAAGCCAGTGATGTAGACACTCTTCCATATGCTAACAGTTTGCTGTCTGGTGCAAAAGTTTGGGTTGATGACAATGGAAATGGTTTGTGGCAAGTGGTTGAAAAACAAAACATTTTCAGCGAAGTTACTTCAATTGCGCCAGAGTATTTAGACGCTACAGAAGCATACGGGTCAAGTGTATCTCAGGCCACTAATAGATTTGCTGCCTTGGTTGGCAGCCCAAGATATGGATTCCCAACGTCTGCAAATCCAAAAGGCGGTGTTTACACTTATGTAAGAAGCACAAGCGATGTTTACCAGCCGGCTAGTCCTGTATCAAGCGGCGATGCGTTATTAACTTTGGATATAACTGGCGTAAGAGCATATGGTACTTCAGTAAAATTTGGCAACAAAGACTGGGCAGTTGCAGGAGCACCATTGAGCTTAGGATCTGCGAGCCAGACCAATAACGGTTATGCTTGTGTAATCTATCGCGACACTGGATCTTATTTGCCAGACACCAATCCGTATTTTAATTGGCAACTGTTGACTACTCCAGGTAGTGTCAGCGCAGACCAAGGAAGATTTGGCTACTCTGTAGCAATGAGCCTTGACGAGCGTTGGATGTATGTTGGCGCACCTGATTTAAACAAAGTTTATGCTTATGGTCGTGTTGACTGGGAAGATCAATATTTTAGAACAGCAAGTGATGGATCTACAAAAATATACTTGATTAATGATTATATCGCCATAAGTGCGGCCACACAATTGCGTGTCACAGTTGATGGTGAGATTCAAACGTTGAACACAGATTACACAGTAAATGCAGCGTTAAACACAGTGACATTTGTGTCTGCGCCTGTAAGTGGATCTGATATTATTATTCGTCGCATTGCATTGCAAGATCTTGACGGCGCTGATTATTTCAGCGTGGCAGCCACTGGTGGTTCAGGATCAGGAGCATTGTTCACAGTTAGCAGACGCCGAGGAACAGTCACAGTTGGCGTTCAAAATGGCGGCACAGGTTATACTGTAGGCAATACATTGACTATTCCTGCTACCAGTTTTGGTGGAGGTACAGTACCAGCCAACAATATTACATTTACAGTGGGCAGTGTGATAAGTGGTGAAATTATTACAATTAATACACCATCATACACACCTCCAGCATTGGCAACTGTATTCTCATTGAATGAATATTTCTATCAAGTTGCGCTAACAGACAGCACCATATATAGTTTTCAAATAGAAGTTGATGGAGTGTTGCAACGACCAAACATTGACTACACATTTAATACGTCAACTAAAGATATCACATTCTTAAATTCGCCAGCCAGCGGCACCAGTATTTTGGCCCGAGCCAAAGACTATTGGTTGTACGTAGACACACTAACTGCTGGCGGCCTGGCCGCTGGTGCGCAATTTGGCTACAGCGTGAGTTGTAGTACTGATGGCCGTCAAGTCATGATTGGTGCGCCATATGCCACTGCTGATGGAGAAACTGAAGCAGGTGTAGTATATGTGTTTGATCGCAATGTGCAAAAGTTTATCTGGAACAATGACCCAAGCTCGTCAAGTTTTACTGTGCTAGGCACACCAGTTGCTCCAATCAGTGTGATTGTAAACAATCAGTTCTTGACCAATCAAAACTCTACCACACAAGACGCAACCAATACGTTTACAATTAGCGGATCTACTGTGACTGTAAATCTTGCAAACAATTTACAATCAGGTGATATTGTTGAAATTGAAACCAATCAGTTTGAACTGTTGCAAATTGTAACACAAGATACCATAGCTGAATTTAGCAATTTTGGACAGAGTGTTGATCTATGCAAATACAATTGCAGTCTATACGTTGGCGAACCGCAAAGCAGCATCCAGATTTACAAAGGCGGTGTGGTTGAACGCAGTCTAAATCAAAGCAGAGTGTATGGTGTAATTACTGCGCTCAATGCTAACCCTACCCTTACAGCTGGCAATACTTTGCGAGTGAACAACATGGATGTAGCGGTACCAACAGCACCCAATAATACCGTGACTGGACTTGCGGCAGCTATCAACACTGTTGTGCCCAATGTAACAGCCACAGTGACCAGTGGCCTGCTCACACTCAGCGTGACAAATTTTGACGCCGCACCTGCTGGAAACAAATTACAAGTAGCTCCGGGCAGCATAGGAGCAGCATTTGACAGTCTTGGGTTTAACACATTTGAATGGACACAAACAATTCAAAGCCCGTACCCTGTAAAATTTGCTGGGTTTGGCACCAGCATCAGCGTTGATGATACTGCAACCACTCTAGTAGTGGGTGCTCCTCGTGGCACTATGTACTTGATCACAATATTTGATGACTACGTAGAGTTGTTTGATGCAGGCGCAACATCATTCTTTACCACTATAGATCAAAGTGGTGCTGTTTACACATATGATTTGTTGAACAGTGCCAACAGTAGCATAACCAATCCAAGCAAGTTTATTTTTGGTAATCAGATTGCTATAACTTCAATTGATTATTTGGATCAGTTGGGAGTTTCAGTTGACTACACATCCGGAGTGCTCTGGATGGGCGCACCTGGTACAGATTTTGGTGACAGTAGCAGTAGCAATTACGGCCAAGCTCATGTGTGGCAAAATGCCACACGATCACCAGCTTGGGCTCCAATCAGGGTCGAACAACCAGTTGTTGATGTGCGTCTGTTAAACAGTGTTTTCTTGTATGACAGAATATCATCAGCCACAACAGAATTTTTAGACTTCTTTAATCCATTGCAAGGTAAGATACTTGGTGCTGCTCGTCAAAACATTGATTATATTGGCGCAGTTGATCCTGGCAGTTACAATGTAGGACCAGTTGGCGTGCGCGGCACCACTTGGGGCGCAGAACATGTGGGAGAAATTTGGTGGGATATCAGTACAGTAAGATTTATTGATCCCAACCAAGACGATATTGTTTACGCCAGCCGACGTTGGGGACAAGTGTTCCCTGGCAGCTCAATTGATGTGTACCAATGGATTGTGAGTTCTGTTCCTCCTGCCAACTATGCTGGTCCTGGAACACCTTACAGCATATCCAGTTACACTATCAATACTGTGTTAAGTCGAGATGGCAACTTTACCACTCAATACTTTTTCTGGGTGCGCGGCATTACTGATGTGGCCACACAGAAAAATAAAACTCTTAGTGCAGCAACTATTTCTCAGTACATCGAAAATCCTCGATCAACTGGCATTGCATATCTAGCACCAATTAATTCCAGCACAGTTGCATTGTACAATTGTGAAACATTAATTGAAGCTGAAGATACCATACTCCACGTTGAATTTGATAGAGAACTAACCAATGCCAATGTTCACGTGGAATATGAACTGATAGCGCAAGGGCGTGCTGATGGCTTCTTGAGTGGCAATCTCTATAGAAAACTACAAGATTCGTTCTGCGGAGTTGACACAGCAGGTAACATAGTACCAGACATTAATCTGGGACCAGCTGAACGCTACGGAGTACAATTCCGTCCTCGACAGTCAATGTTTGTTGATAGATTTGCGGCACTAAAAAATTACATTGTTCGAGCCAATACTGTATTAAAACAGTACACAATAAGTGAAAGCCGTAGTTTTGCTTTGTTAAACAGTGCTGAACCTGAACTGCCATCTACACAAATAGTTAATGGAGCAACAGTAATCAACTGGAACAAGCGGATACCTAACTTAGAAATTTTAACTTATAATTTTGAAGCACCTGGCGGCGATGCTATTGGTTACAAATATCTTGTGGTTAGCGACAGTGACAATCGAGGTCTTTGGACAATTTACACTGTAGCAGAAAATCCAAACACTGGTGATCCAGAATTGGTATTGAGTCGAGTTCAAAATTATCGCACAACAGATTACTGGAGCTACATTGACTGGTATCGCCCTGGATACAATTCCAGTATCAAACCTGTGGCAGAAGTTCCAACTTATTCTAGCTTGGCAACAATATCTGTAACCACAGGAGCCAGCGTAAAAGTAACTGCAAATGCACAAGGCAAATTTGAAATTTATTTAAAAACTGATCTTGGATTTGAGCGTGTTGGACTTGAAGATGGAACTATCGCAATTTCTGCAGAAATCTATGATTATGCTCTTGGAAGATTTGGATTTGACGTTGAAGTGTTCGATGCACAGTACTTTGACCAAGAACCTGTAATTGAAACAAGAAAAATTATCCAAGCTATCAATGAAGAATTGTTTGTGGATGATTTGGCAATTGAACGAAATCGCAGTTTGACTTTGATGTTTGACTTTATACTCAGCGAGTTTGCTGCTCCTGAATGGCTGGTCAAAACATCATTGATTGACGTTGATCACAGAATTCGAGAATTGTTGCCATTCCAAAATTACAGCCGCGACAATCAAGAATTTGTGATTGACTACCTCCAAGAAGTAAAACCATACCATGTGCAAGTGCGCGAGTTCAATCTCACGTACTTTGGCGACGACTTGTACCAAGGAGATTTAACAGACTTTGACGTACCAGCGTTTTACAACACCACATTGCCGGTGCCACAATATACAAGTCCTATCTTGTTGCCGTACGCACACGGCACAGCACAAATTAGTAACACACTAAGTGACACTGAACCAACTGATCAAATTTGGACAGAATGGCCGTACAGTCAATGGTACGAGAATTATCTGTTGAGCGTGGAAACAATTGTTGTTACGTTCAACGGAACTGGATACACTACTACACCGCAGGTTACCATAGTAGGAGATGCTGTGACACCTGCAGAAGCCACTGCTTTAATTAATTCAGCAGGACAAGTAGTAGCAATCAACGTAACCAATCCTGGCAGCGGATACCAAGCAACTCCAACCATAGTGTTTTCAGGTGGTAACGGTACAGGCGCTCAAGCCTACGCCAACATGATCAACAGAAACTCGGCTGACTTTGATGCACAAGTTTACAACGTCAATCCTGCGGTAAATTTTGATCAATGGGAAATTGATACCAATAGCAACATACCTCTTACCACAGTGAGAGCATTTAAAACAGTAATCAAGTACGATCGCTATCAATATCAAACATCGGTGCAAACATGGAGTTCTACTGGAATTTACCTCAACGGAACTTTGGTACGTTATGATGATCGTGTGTGGAGTGCTGACAGCAGTGACGGAAGTTCAGCTGTGGTTGGACCTACATTTGATCTTGAAAATTGGGTTGAAGTTGACCCAGGCACACTAAGTGGCGTAGACCGTACCATGGGCTACTATGTGTCTGGCATTAATTCACCAGGGCTTGAATTGCCTTTGTTGATTGATGGGGTTGATTACCCTGGAGTCCAGGTATGGGGTGATTATTTCTTAGGCACAGAAATTGTTGACGCTCAATACGAAAGTGAATTTACAGACATTGAATTAGGACTACGCAACACAGATGTCAATGTAGACGGCGGCGAATTTATTGGACCTTACGAAGGACATGCGCCAGAAGAATTGGTTAACGGATCAGAGTTTGATACATTGGACATAAGAGTGTATACTCGACCAGGATCTGACTGGCAAATGGACGGCCATGGATTCCAAATTGGTGTTATCAACTATGTGTACAACCCAGCAACATCTTATATTTTGGGCTGGAGCGGAGTGGTAGATCATCCAGTACAAGTGCTGGTTAGCAATCAAACGTCAGGGCGTACCATGACATTAGATGTAGATTACTACATCAATTGGGGCGACGAAACTGTAGAAATTATTCCTAGCGAGGGATTTTCCACCAATGATGTTGTGAACATTTCAGTATATGAATTGGGTGGCGGCAACCAGTTGTATCGAGACAACTATACTGGTGCAGAAATTGGAAATTCAGTAATTATTCCAGTTGACGATGCAGAAATCTATACTGTGGCTATTTTTGTCAACGGCGAATCGGCTGCTGTTCCGGCTTGGGAACCATACTACGATGCAGATGCCTGGAACATTTTGCAAAGTTATCCAATCAACATGGTGGTTATTAATACCAGTGTTTACTACAGATCAATACAAGCAGTACCAGAAGGTACTGATATAACTGACACAACTTATTGGGAAGTGTATGTTCCTACATTGTTGACCAAAGTTACTTTGGCCAGCACGCCTGGCGATGCTGACGGCATTGCATTAGTGGCATTTGGAATTCAAACACCAACACAATACTCATGGTCTACTCCACAGGTTCAGTATCAGGTGGTTGATGCAACAGTGATCAGCACTGGCGGATTTACATTAGAGAATTCTGTTGAAGGAACAAATCCTGCCAACATGATTGTAACAGTCAACGGGTTGCGCTTGACTCCCCCAGCTGGAATTGAATGGCAGGGCGACGACAGCTCAACCAGTTTTGGACTGCCACAAAGATTGGGATCTAGCTTTCTACAATCAACAATTAACGCCATAACAGACATACAAGTATACAAAAACAGTGAATTGCAAGTACAAAGTTTTGGTGCAACAGCTGGTGACTATTCTGTGACCAACTGGGACGGATCTAACACTCCGGGAAGACAAGTGGTGTTTAACACTGCGCCAGCAGCTGGCGATGTAATTTTGATTTCAGTAAGCACACTGGCAGATTACACCCTGGCTGGATCGCTATTGCAATTTAATTCAGTACCACCTTTGGATAACATAGTATCGGTAACCACATTTAATGACACCACTCAGCAAAGCATTGCTACACTGGTGTTTGTGGGACCAGTCATTGAAGGTATTACTGTTGCAGAACCCTACGACAGTACTGACTTTGATGCAGGATCAGTCAGCGGATTGCCAGGATCGTTTGATTACAGCGCAGGTACTGCTATCAGCAAAAATGATTTTTATCTAGATCGTCCAGGCATTGAAGCAGGCAGACTATGGGTAACATTAGATGGTTACCGTTTGTTTGAAGGTCAAGATTACACTGTGGTAGACGACTACATAATTTTGGCCAGCGGTGCAATTGGCACAGCTCAAATTTTAGCTGTTACAGAATTTACTGAAAGTCTAGTACCAGAAGCATGTGCATTCCGAATATTCCAAGACATGCGTGGAGTTCAAGGAACTTACAGAATTACACCAGCAACCACAACTACGCTAACACAACCTTTGTTGGCTGCTGGCAACACAATTCATGTGGCTGATGCAAACGCCTGTGCCGAACCCAATTTGCCAGAAGGTATTTTTGGTATAATTACCATTGACGGTGAGCGAATCATGTACAGAGAACGCAATGTAGGCACAAATACCTTGACAGGTCTGCGTCGAGGCACAGCAGGAACAGGTGCAGCTGACCACGAAACTGGTGCATACGTGTATGACATGAGTCGAGGCAACTTACTAGCTGAACAGTATCAAAACTATGTGGTAAGTGATACCAGTGTTGGTGATGGGTCAACAACAATATTCTATGCCCCAAGCATTGACATTAGTGACTTTGGTGATTCCAGCAGCATTTACACAGAAACAATAGAAGTATACGTTGGCGGTGTTCGTCAGTATAACTACAGCGATAGTTCTGTACCAATTGAGCCTGATCAATATCGTTGGATTGTAACTGATTTTGAGCCGTTGGCCATTGAGTTTATTACTGACTCAAACCCAATTGATCCTATGTTAGCACCCCCACCAGGCGTGGAAATAACCATATTGCAACGCCGTGGATTGGGCTGGTACGGAACTGGAGTCAAAGTCAATGACGGCTTGGCCCTGCAAGAAACTGACACACCGCAGGCAAGGTTCTTGACCGGGCGGAACGGAGGATAAATAATAGACCATGTCAAATACCGAAGTTAATAAACCTCAGAATCCCAAACCCGCTGATCAGCAGCGCCGCCCAAATGAGCAAGGCACTATTTCTGTGCAGGCTCACATGAGGATTTTTGATCCAAAAACCCAAAAAACTTATGTGGAGGGAAGAGCATGATAGTACCAGGACTGTGCAAAATTGAAGGATTTGTAAAAATACATGACCCAGTTTCAGGTGAAATTTTACTAGATAAAAAGAACGCAATTCACTACGAAAATATATCCATTGCCATGGCCCAAACACTGAGCAATAGAGGACTGGGTAGAATATACGAAATGGCATTTGGCAATGGCGGCAGTTCAGTAGACCCCACAGGCGTGATCACTTACTTGCCCCCAAATACCACAGGACAAAACGCTGATCTTTATAACGAAACATACGCCAAGGTTGTGGACGATAATGATGCAGCAGACACTGACCCAACCAATAACAAAATGACAGTGCTACACACATCGGGCACAGTGTACACAGATATCTTGGTAACTTGTTTGCTGGACTACGGCGAACCACCAGAACAACAGGCTTTTGATAATTCTACCAATTTCAATGGTGAATTTGTTTTTGACGAACTGGGACTCAAATCCTGGAATGGATCTGCTGACGATCTAAGATTGATTACACATGTGATTTTTCACCCTGTGCAAAAGAGCTTGAACCGTCAAATTCAGATTGACTACACACTGCGGATACAGACGCTGAGCAACATAAACGCTGTATAAATATTCGAACTAGGAACAGGTAACTGACATGGCATATACAATTACACTAACAGACGGCACAGTTTTTGCAACTATTAGCGATGGTGCAACAAACACCGCAAGCTCAATGACATTAGTGGGCAAAAACTACGCTGGATACGGTCAATTTTTGGACAATAACTTTGTTCGATTATTGGAAAATGGATCTAACACTTCGGCGCCCAGTGCTCCGTTAACCGGACAGTTGTGGTGGGACAAAACCAACAACTTGCTGAAAGTTTACAACGGTTCTGTTTTTAAAACAATCAGTGCTGCCACTGCAAGCTCTAGTGCTCCTGCATCAAACGTAACTGGTGACTTGTGGTACGATACCACTAACCAGCAGTTGAAAGTTTGGACTGGCGCTGCATTTATTGTGGTTGGCCCGGCATACAGCGCCAGCCAAGGAACATCAGGCGCAATTCCTGAAACCATCACAGACTCAGTTGGTGGTACAAAATACATTACCAGTTTGTATGTAAACAACAACCGTGTGGGTATTGTGTATGATACATCAAGTTTTGTTCCTCAAGCCAGCTTGCAAGCAACATTCCCCACAGTTTATCCTGGCATTACATTAACAGCTACCAACAGCCCAATTTTTGCTGGTACAGCAAACAATGCCAGCTATCTCAATAGTTTGACCAGTTCACAGTTCATGCGCAGTGATGCCAATACTTCTACCACTGGTATTTTGCGTGTGTTGAACAATTCAGGATTGTTTGTGGGTGCTACCAATGCATTCAGCGTAACACAAAGTTCAAACGATGCACAAATCCGCGGAGACATCTCAGGCGGCAACTTGATCATTCAAGCCAATGTGGGCGGAACTATCTACAACGTTGCTAGAGCACTAGGCGGCAACGGAACATTTGCAGTGGCCAATGCTGCCACAATTGGCACCACACTTGTTGTTACAGGCAACGTCACTGGTGGCAACGTATTAACAGGCGGATTAGTCTCAGCCACCGGCAACGTCACTGGTGGTAACGTGATTGCAGCTACCCTGGTACAAGGTGTAACAGTCAGCGCCAGTGGAAACGTACAAGCTGGTAACTTGCGTACTACTGGGTTGGTGTCAGCCACTGGTAACATTGATTCAGCTGGTAACGTTACTGGAACTTATCTCTTTGGTAACGGCAGCCAACTTACTGGGTTGAGCGCAGCGGTTAGCGTGACCAAAATTGTCAATGGATCCACTGAAGCCAACATTGGTGCACCGGGTGGTAACGCCAACATTTCTATAGGCGGAACAGGAAACGTAGCAGTGTTTACCACTTCTGGTGCGATTCTTACAGGCTTAACTGTGCCTAGTATTGACAAGTCTGGCACAAATGCCGTGGGCAACATTGGGTCATCTGTCAATTACTTTAACCGTGTGTTTGCCACAGCTACCACTGCTTTGTATGCTGACGTTGCAGAACGTTTTGAAGCTGATGAGCTACTAGAACCAGGTACTGTGGTTGAGCTAGGTGGCGCCAAGGAAATCACTCGAGCACGAAAAGATCTTAGCGAAAATGTGTTTGGTGTGATAAGTACTAGACCAGCTTACACCATGAATGGTGGTGCGGGCGAAGACGATACACACCCTCCAGTTGCAATGACTGGGCGTGTACCGGTTCAAGTAACTGGTGTGATACACAAAGGTGATAGATTGGTTAGCGCAGGTGACGGTGTTGCTCGTGCTGCACAAGCTGGTGAAGCCACAGCCTTCAATGTAATTGGACGATCACTAGATAACAAACTCACCTTTGGTCCAGGTACAATTGAAGCTATTGTGACAATAAAATAACGGGATACAAGAATGACTTATTCATCAGGCGGCTTAATTCAGGCCACAGATTACAACGGTTTTGTTAGCACGACTGCTGGCGCTAACGTTAACGCCACCTGGAACACAACATATGGACAAACAGCAGTAAGCACAGTTAGTGCCGCAGGAACAATAACAGCCACACAATGGGCCAGTTTGGTAAACACCATTGGCTCGCAGGCCAGTCATCAAGGAACCACAATTACCGCCAGAAGTGCTCCGACCACAGGAACTCTTATTAGTGTGTTAGCAGCGGTTAACACTGACCTTACCAATACCTATAATAATCGATATCAAGCTGTGGCCGTTGGCTCACAGTTTACTGGTTGGAGTGGTACAAATTCTAAAACAGCAGCCACATCAGGTGCAACCTGGACCATTACATTTACCAATACTGTTACCTTTGCATCATCTGCTGCTGCACAATATTTTTTCAATGCAGGCGGCTTGGTCAAAATTGACGTGGCCAAATCAGCAACAGGCCAAACAGGCGATCCAGAATGGAACGACTTGGCCACTACATTATGTGGTGACATCTGGATTTCAGGCCTGGCATCAGCTCACTCCATAGCTGGCACATCATACACTGGTGTAACCAAAATTGGCGGAACTGGTACACCAACTACATTAACCACAGGCAATGGCTGGGATGCCCTAACTGCTGGCGGCGCTGCTGTGATAGTTTACAAACAATTTGCTGACACAGCACCTTACACTGCAAACTTCATTCAGCACTCGCTTGAGAAAAATGCAGGATCAACTGCCTTGACCATTACCACACTGTGGTCAGCATCAGACGGCGATCCAATTTCTGGAGGTACTGCTGCCTCAGGTGCAACACCTGGCACAGCACCTTGTACCATCGTGACCTACTATCCACCTAGCTCAACATATCTAAGCGCAAGTTGGGGAACCCCTTCAGTTGCCGCAACAACAGCTTAACCAAAAGGGTTGCGAACCCTTGCGCTCTCTGTTATAATTCAATATGGATACTGAAAACTTAATTGCTCATGCACGAGCAAGATTTGATCACGCCACCGCCAAACGTGTTCTTCGAGAAAAATACGAAGCAAAGATGATCTTTGCACATGACGGCGGCATGTGGCGTGCTGGCCCAGAACTCTTGAACATCTTGGCCACTGTGCCTCCAGGTGATGTAGTGCTGTTGGACTTGTATGAAACTCCAGTACAAGTTAAGCCTGAAGAACTGCGCAGCATGGCCATGCAACGTTGGCAAGAACAAATGAATGCTTGGCTTGCAGAACACAACAAACTCAGTAAAAAG